GCGGTTACAGAAAAAAATCCAACAGGAAAAAGAGCATCTAGAAGAAAATCTTATTGTGCTCGCTCCGCTGGTCAAATGAAACAATTTCCGAAAGCTGCAAAAGATCCGAATTCAAGACTTAGACAAGCCAGAAAAAGGTGGAGGTGCTAAATGGGTAGTAATGCTACTTTGTATGAAGGGGGAAGAAGACCTCCGGCTCCTAAAATAGGAGGACCTGCTATAGGACAATTACCTGCAAATACAGGAACAAATACTATTGCTAACAATCAAAGTATGATACAACGAGGTTTTCCTGTAATAACAGATGGAAATAATAATATTACTTCCGGTCTAAGAAGAAATGATGGTTCTATTGTTGAAGGTTTAGGCGGACAACCTTTAATGCTAAAGGCAGATCCAAATGTTCCACTTAATACAAGTGGAGTAAGCCAAGATATTTTTGATAGAATGAGAGAGATGGGTGGTCCTAATTTTCGTCAAGAAGGAGATATGGGCAGATATGTTGCTTTTAATGATCCTGGTCAACCAGGAGCAGGTTTTTCAAGTTATCAAGATTACTTAAATGCAGGAAATAATCCAGTAACAGGTACTTTAGGCACTTTAGGTGGTAGAAGACCTATTAGTTCTTCTAACTTTAGTGGTGAAAAAATTATTCCTACAATGGAACAATATGGAGCAATGGTTAAATTAGCTCCTGGTGTTAGTTTACAAGAAGCTTATAATAATGCTTTTGGTCCTTTAGCTATTCAAAGTCCAGATAGTACAGCAGGAATTATGTCAGGATTACCACAAGTTCCAACACCTCCTGGTATGCCTGATAATGTTTTTGTAGGAAATGCAACTCTTGGTGGTCCTAGTCCACAACTTCCATTGAAGCCTGGTATTTCTCCATTAAGACCCCCTAATTATGATAATTTAGATGAATATCAAAAAGGATATTTAGAATCAGACTTTTATTCTCCTGTAGGTACTGCGGACGTAAGACCTTATACTTATAAAGGTAAAGAAATGTCAGGTTCTGGTACTTATGTAAGTGGTTTTCAAGATTATTTAAATTCAATAGGTCAAGGAGATTTATTTTCATCTACTCCGAGGCCTAGTTTTTCTCCATTGAGTCCACCAACAATAGGTTCTGTTCAACCACTCCCTAACGGAACAGGAATTGCTCCTTCAACCGGAATGCCACAACCTATTAATCAACCACCGATGAGTCCAGGAGAGCTTATAAATCCTATTAAAAATACAGCACCAATACAAACACCAACAGAAGTGCCACAACCTATGAACCCCGTTACAGGAAACACTTCTCCGATTGGTGGAAGTCAACAAGATTTTGATGCCTACATGAATTCTTATGTAAACGATTTGATTAATCAAAGAATGAAAAATGTTTTTGGTGGTATCATGAGTTCTTTTAGTTAATAAAAATGGAAATAAGTGACAAAACAACAGTAGGCATGCCTATTCGAAACTTAGTTTCTATTGTCACTGCGGTGGCACTGGGAGTCTATGCTTATTTTGGAATAGTCGAAACCCTTAATCAACATTCTACCCGATTAGAATTAATGGAAAAAGATGTGGAGTTAAACACAGAATTTCGAATTAAATGGCCTAGAGGTTTAATGGGTAATCTACCTGCGGATGACGAACAATATATGTTATTAGAATTCTTATCGGGACAAGTTGAAAAACAACAAGCGACTTTAGATGAAAATGCTGACACGAAGATTATGATTAAACATTTGGAAGAAATGGTAGATCAGCTAGAAAAAGATGTTGAAAAATTAAAAGATGCAACAAGAGAAATTAAGTTTGCAAACGGTAATGGAAATGGAGGCTACTAATGTGGAAAGTGGTCATTGTTCTTTGTTTATTTAGTGGCAATGGTGAATTATTAGAGCACACTTATACAGAAAGTATTAGTGATTGTTTAGAGAAAAAACGTCTAATGAAACGTAATATGGGTCCCACGGTATTAATTACTTGTGGTGAGGCAGAGGCGGAACTAGAAGAAATTCAAGGTAGAATTTTTGTAAAAAGTATTCGCAAAATGGAACATTAATGGTATAAAGAAGTATGAAGATTGATATCAAACTCGCAGCTCCCTATATCATCATCATTGGTGGTTTCCTCGTATCTTGGGGTATGTGGGGTGAAAAGATTCAAGCTTTAGAAAAAAAGACCGATAATGTTGAAGTAATGATGCAAGATATTGCGGTTATTAAAAATCAAATTACGGAAATTAATAAGAAATTAGACCGTTTACTTAGTGAATAGTCGGTAGTTCAAAATCAAATTCTACAATTACTGTTAAATCTTCGGCTTCTGTTTTAGGGTCGTTCATGATATAAAAATATACGAAAGGAAAAATTATGGAAGAATTAAATGTCGTTTATCGACTTCAAAAGTATTTGAAAGAAGTCATTCAAGACCACAAAGATACTATCATGACAGGTGTTGACAGCATGGACAAATACAAGTATCTTATCGGAAAGGTGCAAGCCTTTGAACAAACACAACAGGAACTCTCTAACCTGCTAGATCGTAAGGAGCATAAAGATGACTAAGTACGCACTTCAAGAGAAGTACAGGGAGGAAGAGCAAAAAGAAAAAGAAGAAGAAAAGAAACAGGTCCGAGCGGAAAATATTACCGAGGACCAAGTATCAAAACTACCACAACCATCCGGTTGGCGATTATTAGTTTTACCTTTTACCCCTAAAGATAGGACCAAAGGTGGAATTATTATTGCACAAGAATCTTTAGATAAGTTACGTATCGCAACAAACTGTGGTTATGTTATTAAAATGGGACCACTATGTTATCAAGATACAGAAAAGTTTACATCAGGTCCCTGGTGTAAAGAAGGCGATTGGGTTATTTTCGCCAGATACGCAGGCTCACGATTACCAATTGAAGGTGGTGAGGTGCGCTTACTAAACGATGATGAAGTCCTTGGAACTATCAATAACCCCGAGGATATCCTTCACCATATATAAAAACATAGGAGACAACTATGCCTGAAGAACTGAAAAGAGAAGAGCCAATGATTGATGTTGGCGAGACCGAAGGTGCAGAAATTGATTTAGATTCACCGAAGGTCGTTGAAGAGAAAGAAGAATTAGACGTTGTTCAAGAAGAACAAACGGCTTCAGGGGAAGAACAAGAAGAAGTTAAAGAAGAGAAAAAAGAGGATGAACTTAGCGAGTATAGCGAAGGCGTTAAAAAACGTATTGCTAAACTCACTCGAAAAATGCGTGAAGCAGAGCGTCAAAAAGAAGAGGCGATTGCTTATGCACAATCTATAGCTCAACAACAAAAACAGCTACAGTCAAGATTTAAAGATTTAGATACAAATTATGTATCAGAATTTGAAAATCGAGTTCAATCCAATCTAGAAGCAGCAAAAATCAAATTAAAAAATGCTATTGATAATCAAGATGTAGACGGCCAAATCGCTGCACAGACTGATATAGCACGATTAACAATGGATGCTGCTAGACTTAATCAAGTGAAATCACGTCAACCAAAGGAACAACCTGCTCAAGAACAGCCTGTTTATCCTCAGCAACAGCAACAATCGTATGCGAATGCTCAGACTATTAGACAAGCTGCTCAAACAATGGACCCGAAAGCCGAGTCCTGGGCCGAGAAAAACCCTTGGTTTGGTACCGATTCTGCGATGACTTATACTGCTTTTGATATTCACAAGCAGTTGACAGAAGATGAAGGGTATGATCCTAGTAGTGATGAATATTATGCGGAAGTAGATAAAAGAATAAAGCTTGAATTTCCCCATAAATTTGCTACAACAGAAAATACTACAAAAGAGAAACCTTCTCAAACCGTAGCATCAGCCAAACGTCCAGCTACCACAGGACGCCGCAAAACTGTGAAACTCACACCTTCACAGGTAGCAATAGCTAAGCGATTAGGTGTGCCACTTGAAGAATATGCGAAACAATTAATCGCGAAGGAGGCGTAAAAGCATATGGAAGATAAAAAAATAGACAAGACTTCTCGCGCGAGTGAAACTAGGGCTAAAGATGTTAGACCTCAAGTTTGGACTCCCCCATCATCACTAGACGCACCACCTGCGCCTGACGGATACCGTCAACGTTGGATAAGAGTCGAGAGTATGGGTTTTGACGATACTAAAAACGCAGCCGGAAAATTACGTTCTGGCTGGGAATTTGTTCGAGCAGACCAATACCCTGAAGAAAATTATCCAGTCCTCAAAGAGGGTAAATACGCAGGAGTAATAGGAGTTGGTGGCCTTGTGCTGGCAAGGATACCGGAAGAGCTCGCGAAGCAACGGGAGGACTACTATAATAGTAGAACAAAAGACCGTGAAGACGCTGTCAACAACGATCTCTTGAAGGAACAGCACCCAAGCATGCCTATCAACCAAGATAGGCAGAGTCGTGTAACTTTTGGTGGCTCAAAGAAAAACTAATCTCTTAGTTATTTCTTAGGCTACCAGCTATATACTTTAGGAGGTATAAAAATATGGCAAACTCAACAACAGCCTTTGGTTTAAGACCATTAGGCAAAGTTGGTGGAGCATATGCAGCTGGGAGTCAATCTGAGTATGAAATAGCAAGTGCGCAAGCATCTTCTATCTTTCAGGGTGACTTGGTAGCTCTATCAGGTGGATACATTGTACCCGTACAATCATCCGCAACTGGTAGTATCTTAGGTGTCTTTAACGGATGCTTAATTGAAAGCGACCCATCAACAGGCAAACCAACTTTCAGAAACAACTACACACAAACAACTGTGACTGAAGGTAAGATCAAGGCATTCATCATCGATGATCCTGATCAATTGTACTTAGTAAAATCAACAGGTACTGCTACAGGTATTACATCTGTCGGTACCGCATTTGACATTAACTATGCAGCAGGCGATAGCATAAACGGTATTTCCGGTGTGACATTGGATCTTGCTTCATCTACAGGTGGTCAAATGTTAATCGTGGGACTTGATAGTGATCCAACAAATGAAGTAGCAGCAGCTAGCGAAAACTTCATTGTGAAAATTGCTAAAGGTCAACAGCTAATATAGGAGATTTAAATTATGGCTATATCAAGATCACAACTAGCTAAAGAGCTAGAGCCGGGTTTAAATGCACTATTTGGCCTGGAGTACAAAAGGTACGAAAACGAACACGCTGAAATCTTTGATACAGAAACTTCTGATCGAGCATTCGAAGAAGAAGTAATGTTATCAGGTTTTGCTAACGCAGCAGTAAAAGCAGAAGGTGCCGGCATTGCATATGACCAAGCACAAGAAACTTTCACTTCACGTTATACACACGAGACAATCGCTCTTGCATTCTCTATCACAGAGGAAGCAATTGAAGATAACTTGTATGACAGATTAGCTTCTAGATACACAAAGGCTCTTGCCCGTTCTATGGCTAATACAAAGCAAGTGAAAGCTGCTAACGTATTAAACAATGCGTTCAACACTAATTACTTAGGCGGAGATGGAAAAGAACTTTGTTCAACTCTTCACCCAACAATTAGTGGTACTGTAAGCAACGAATTAGGAACATCTGCTGACCTTAACGAAACATCTTTAGAGCAGTCATTAATTGACATTGCTGCTTTCACAGATGAAAGAGGTCTAAAGATTGCTGCTCAAGGTGTGAAATTAATCATTCCTTCAGCATTACAATTCACCGCTGACAGACTAATGAACTCTGCTAACAGAGTCGGAACTGCTGACAATGATGTTAACGCAATCAGAAACATGGGGATGATTCCTCAAGGTTATGTAGTCAACCACTACTTAACTGATGATGATGCGTTCTTCATTAAGACAGACGTACCAAACGGTATGAAGCATTTCGAAAGATCACCTATCAAAACTGCAATGGAAGGTGACTTTGATACAGGTAACATGAGATACAAAGCTAGAGAGAGATACAGCTTCGGTTGGTCTGACTTTAGAGGTATCTTCGGATCACCTGGTGCATAATACGTACTAGAAAACTACTTTTAAAAGGGGCCTTCGGGCCCCTTTTTTTATGGGATATTCTCTTGACTTTATGGGAAAAAAGAGTATAAGATTAAGGCGGTTTAGTAATATATCGAAGGAGGTATATAATGACCGCTCTATCACAGTCCCTTATTGCTGAGAAAATCAAGCTAGAATCTCAGTGGAATTCTCAATATTTATCTGCTGGTAAGGAAACTCTCGAGATGAAATCGATTGAAGAACGTATCAAAAGAGTTGTAGCAAAATTGAGATGGAGAGATTTAGATAAATATGAGAGTCCTTTATTTATTCCAATTAAATAGATTACTTGCGCTCATAGAAAAATTTCTATAGTATTTTAACCACTATACAATTAACTAGAATACTGACGCGTATAGTCGACGGCCTAGAGACAGTATTCAAAAACTAGGAGGTTAACAACTATGGCAAACTCAACTTTTTCAGGACCAGTCATATCTAAAAATGGTTTTATTACCACTGGCCCAGGAATTACAAAAGCACTTACTGCTAATACAACATTAACAGTAAATGATCATGCCGGAAGAATCTTATTACTTCAAGATGCTGACGGTATTTTTACACTACCAAGCATTAAGGATACTGCAAACTCAGCAGTAGCTGGTCCAACAGATTATAACAACTTAAGTAACATTGGTGCTAGCTGGTATTTCTATGTAGATATCACAGCTACTGATATTCAGATTGTTACTGATGGTACAGATAAATTTGTTGGTGCATGTGCAATCGGATTATCCGGAAGTACAGTTTCTACTTTCTTCCCTGGCGCATCCAATGACGTATTATCAATGAATGGTACTACAACCGGCGGTATTGTTGGTTCAGTTCTTCAAATAACAGCTTTACAAAGTGCACAATATTTAGTGCATAACTCACTGTTACTTGGTTCTGGATCACTAGCAACACCGTTTAGTGACACTTAATATTAATTAATTTATGTGGGTCTTCGGACCCACATAAAATTTAAGGAGCCTAATATGAGTTATAAATCAGATGTTAAACCGGTTGTCTTAACAACCGATGGTGTAGCATTTACTGGTAGAACTCGTCTTCGTGGATTAATGGTTCAGTCAACCGGCTCTTCCGGAAGTGCTATTATAAATACATTAGATGCGACTGGAGCGACAA